ACACACAGAAGATTCGTGAAGAACTAAGTGTACAAGCCAGTGATGTTGCAGAAGTCCGTGGAGCATTGACTCTATACATGGACTTCATTAACTTGTTTATCAACTTGTTACAACTGTTTGGAGATAGAAAATAATGGAATTCATTAACGCAGTTAAATCAGCGTTGCCGGACTATGCAAAGGACACCAAGTTAAATCTTGATGCTGTTCTTTTGCGTAGTACACTAGATGCAGATGTGGCCATTGGTTGTGCCGTGGCCGCACTTGCCGCAACTGGCAACGGCAAAGTTTTAAGTATATTGTTAGCAGACGCACCTGTTCACGCAGAGTCAGCAATGACAGCCGCAAGCATTATGGCACAGAATAATGTATGGTATCCCTACGTTGAAATGGCCAACGATCCTGCATTAAAAGGATTGCCAGCACAGTTACGTATGAATGCTATTGCTAGCCACGGCGGAACTACTAAGTCAAACTTTGAAGCATTTAGTTTGGCAGCTAGTATTGTTGGCAAGTGTCACTTCTGTGTTAAAGCACATTATGAAACACTCAAGCAAGAAGGCTACACAGTAGAACAACTTCGTGACATTGGACGTATTGCTTCAGTGATGAATTCGGTTGCTAAGGTCCTAAACAGTTGACACCTGTTAGTAGAAAGTTAGAACCCGCTTAAAGCGGGTTCTCTTATAAATAAGTGTATTGCAAGGATACTAACATGGCAAACAACTATATTACTTACCCAACTAGAATAAACTCAACAACCGGTCAAGAAGAAATTGTTGAATTAGGAAAATGGGCCAAAGACACGTTAAGTGAATCTGAATATACTTTATTCCTTGCATCTGCTGACAGACAGGCAGAAATAGTTAGCCAAGCAGGTGCAGTAATTGAAACAGTACGTACTACACATAATAATTATTTTAAAACAGATGTTAATAGATCTACGGGAATTAATGTTTCAGTTGAAACACCGGTTACTCATGACGAAGAATGGTTTGGGTTTTGGGGAAGATATGTAGCTGATCCTAGTCTAACCTGGACTGAACGACCTTAAAACCAAAGTATTACATAAAATAGGGCTGTTTTAGCCCTATTTTTTTGGTCGACTACAAATGAAACTCGTGCTATAATATACGTATATTAAGCAGAAAGGGTGTTTATGAAATTCTACAAAGAAACCACAGTTTGGCCCGACTCAATGCCCAATGGAACTTACTTGTTAGACGATGCCAAAACTAAAATGTATGCCTATGTCAAGCCCGGTGCCCGTGCAGTTTTTAAATTCAAAAACCCAATCCGAATTGACACCCGTGGTCGTAAGTTTGAGGCAGTAGAAAATACCTTCAATTATAACATCAAAGAAGCCGTTGCAGAATACCCACGTTGGGAAGTAAAAGGCTCAAACGGTGAAACTTATATTGTAGAAAAAGTAGAAGATGTGTATAATTGCACTTGTAGCGGATTCCGTTTCCGCGGTGATTGCAAACATGTAAAGGCTTTTAACAATGACGTTCAGAATGTGGTGTCAGGAGAAATGGTTTGAGCATAAGGATGAGCTAGACTTTTATAAGCAAGGCTCACCATACTCAGCCGCAGAATATTTTGCCCGATACAAATATTGGCTTAAACGAGAATACAAATTTCAAAAGGAAAAACAATGAATAAACCCTGGGAAGTCATTGCGGAACTAGAAGCAGACAATAGTCGTCTTGCCAAAGAAGCTATTATACGTCGAGAAAGCGCGGCAGAAAACTTGGAATTGTTTCGTGGTTTCCGTGCCGCCTATGATGCCATGATTACCTTTGGTGTTAAGGCTGTGGCAGAAAAGACTGGTGATGGTCGTGGTATCACCAGCGAGGCATTTTGGAAAGTTGCCGAACAGTTGAGTAAACGTGAACTCACTGGTAATGCCGCACAGACCGCAGTTAACTTCTTGCGCTTAAATGCCACAGAGCAGGAATGGAACCAATGGTACCGACGTATTCTTATCAAGGATCTACGTTGCGGTACCAGCGACAGCACAGTAAACAAACATGCAGATCCAAAGTTTCACGTGCCTGTGTTTGAATGTCAACTTGCACATGATGGCGCCAAGCATGAAAGCAAAGTGTCGGGCAAGAAAATTATTGAAGTTAAACTAGATGGTGTCCGTGTTATTACCATTGTGTATCCAAGTGGTCAAGTTGATCAGTATAGCCGCAACGGCAAAGAGCTGGTAAACTTTCCTGAGGTTAAACGTCAGATTGCCAAACACGCTATCTTCTTCAAAGAGCCAATGGTTCTTGATGGTGAGATTATGTCCGGTAACTTCCAAGACTTAATGAAACAGATACATCGTAAAAGCGATGCACAGGCCACTGATGCTGTACTTAACTTGTTTGACATTTTAACATTGCGTGAATTTCAAGCAGGTGTTAGTACAAATACACAGGCTACAAGAAGTGCAGAATTGTTAAATTGGCATACGCAATTTGCAGATCACTTGCCCAACATAAGTGTGGTAGGGCAAGAGCTTGTTGATCTTGACAGTGATGAAGGCAGTCGTCGCTTTGCAGAAATTAATACACAGGCTATTGCTGGAGGCTATGAGGGTATTATGATCAAGGAGCCCACAGCAGTCTACGAATGTAAACGTAGTATAGCATGGCTCAAACAAAAACCATTTATCGAAGTGTCTCTTACTGTCACAGCAGTAGAAGAAGGCACAGGACGAAATGTGGGAAGACTTGGCGCTTTGGTGTGCTCGGGTATAGATGACGAACGAGAGATCACTGTCAATGTTGGTAGTGGTTTTAGCGACAGTGATCGAGTTGAGTTTTGGAATAGCCGCGGTGATTGTGTTGGTAACATTGTCGAAGTAAGAGCAGATGCTATTACACAGAATCAAGATGGTACCTACAGTTTGCGCTTTCCTAGATTTTTGCGATTCCGTGGTTTTGTTGCTGGTGAAAAACTTTAAGGACGAATATGATTACATTAAAAGAGTGGATGGAAGTTGTTGATTATCGTATCACTGAGGGCGGAGATTACAATCTGTTTAGCCCCAATGCTTATGCATTAACATCGTGGAACGGTGACCAGAATGGGTATAGTTTAGAAATTATCTTTGATCAGCGTACACAAGAAGTATTTTGTGTTGAAGCTCATGACTATAAACATCAACGTGCATATCGTTTGTTTAATCCTGACTATGCTGATGTAGATACAAACAACGAAGCCTGGGACGATGTTAAGTGGACTACATTAGAAGTCGATGATGATTGGATACAAAAAGCATTATCTATTGTTGCTGGTGAAGAATACGATGCTCGTGTAAGTGTGCCATTGGACCTAGATGATGACCTTGTTTTCTTAATGATGAGAATGGCGCACAAACGCGACATTACCTTTAACGAGCTAGTAGAGGATTTACTGCAACAAGCTCTTGAAGATCATAGATTGGCTGAAGAACTTAAAATGCCAACTTCGTGGACTGTGACCTTAGACGAGGACCCAGAGACCGGAGACTTGATTTTACCCTTGCCCGGAGACTTGCTTAAAATGCAGGGATGGAAGGAAGGCGATACGTTAGACTGGAACGACAACGGTGATGGTACCTGGAGCATTAGTAAAAAATGACTTTTACCTTCACTGAGACCAAGTTCCGTACAATACGGCATAGTGACCCTGGATTTCAGTTAACAGACGGATTAATGACAACAGGTAGAGCAAGTATTGAAATCTCCGATCGTTGTCCCGGCGAACATAAATGGATTATCCAACAATGCCTTGAAAATGGTTGGATTAAACCTGTAGCACATGTCTACGAGCATGAATTGGTTTGGGATACATTACAAAGTAGTTGACATCAAATGCAAAAAAGTTTACAATACTTTAAAGGAATAACATGGTAAAGAAAAAAGTAGTTGAAGTAGAACCAGCAAACGCTGAACATGACCAGTTGCTAGAAGTTCTTAAATTTACTCCATGTACCTACAAAATTCAAATGTGGGGTTATGGAGGTGAATATGTCATGGGCACAGTAGATCGTAAAATCTACGATTACTTTAAAGCACGTAGACTTAACTTGATGGACTTTGCCTGGGGTAGCGACTACGCCGAGGACCATAATATTCCCGAAGAGATGTGGCCATTTCCCCCGGGATCCTGGTATGAATGTGATGACATGGGACATGTAAGTGGAGTTGATAAACAAGCAGGCACACTACAAATCCTAGACCAAACCGATGCGACTGTTTATGAACGTAGTCTGGAAGACATCGATGGTTATAGCGATGACAGCCCAGAATGGGGCGGCGGTGAAGAAATATGGGTTGACGAAAAGCCCGTTGGTACTGTAGTATTTGTTGGTACCAGCAACGAAAAAGGTACTTTCTTTGATGGAGAAATTGAACTTACACAGCCCTTTGATATCACTAAACTACAGCTACAATACGATGACATCGACGGCAACGAGATTATATCCGGCGTAACCTACGACGGGGAGGAAATTGACAATTTTGGTCAAAGCACGTCGGGGAAAAGTTCAGACTTTGGATTTTATATTGCAGGATCAAACAAGCACGATGGCAATGGATATGAACGTTACAAAGACATGGATGACATTAAATACGTGTTAACTGAATGGTTCCCTGCTAAGATTAAACCTGTGCGTCTGGGACTGTATAATACAAAGACCAAAGACGGATACACATATCAGTCTAGGTGGTCCGGTGCATGGTGGGAACAGACCTGGGGAGATCCTCCCAAAGAGGTTAAAATTAAAGAATGGCAAGGCATTGCCTATGACCCCGATGAACAAGCCCTGCGTGATGAACTTGATAGCATTGTAACAATGTTTGCAGGCTTCCCCACAGCAGACGAAATTGATGAATTAGAACACGTACATTGCACAGCATGTGAGTGGTCGGGACACGAAAAAGAGTGTAATGATTGGGACGGACAAATATGTTGCCCACAATGTGGTGACCCTGTAGAATTTACTAACTAAGGAAATAAAATGGCAACTTGGACTATTAGAACACACTATAAAAAATCGTGTGAACAGCATGAGTATTTCTACAATCGTAAAAACGATGACAAAATTATTGTCAAAGACGGATTCCGTTTTGCAGAATTTACCATCGAAACCACAGACGACAAGTTTCCGCAAATTGAATTTACTGAAGTACCTGATGGCGATGGTAAGAAGGATAGTGTAGACTTGTTTAGTCTCAGCGGCGACAACATCGAAAGCACAGAACTTGTGGAAATGTTCGATGGCGGTTGCTGGGGCGATGTTGACATCGAAGTCGAAGACGAGGAAGAAGCAGAACGTCTGCGTGACCTTATCCAAGAAGAAGGTGCGTGGGCACTTGAGGAAGATGGAGATGGCGATTGGTACCTAAGCGACACAGAATGTTGGGTATGGGGTCCTTTAGAAATTGAAGATGAAGCGGGCAACGTGCGTATTATTATTGCCGATGAAGATGGCAATGTAGTGGATTTTGTAGAAGAATAATTTAACCTAAGGAAAATAAAATGGCATATGATTCAAAAGCAGTAAAAATTGGCAAACCAATTAAAGTAGCAGCAGCAACAATTTTAGATAAACACGCACGTCGTGCATTTATTCGCAGTTATGTAAAAATTGCAGAGTCTGAAGGTCACCAAAGATCGTCGCGCAAAGACAAAAACTAAAGGTCAATTGTGGGACAAGTATTCCGCAAAGCAGAACAGTATCTATCTCAATTTGATCCCGAATATATCGGGCAATTTCTTGAGATAGGTACTAGTCGCAATGGTGATGATGGTAGCACCAAAACTATTGCTGAGTGGGCTCAACGTTTTGACAAACCTTTGTGGACTGTAGATATGGATCCTGTTAATTGTGGATTTGTTAGAAATTTAAATATTCCCAACATTGAAATTGTTACCAGCACAGGAGAAGAATATTTACAAGATTTTCCGGGGCATATTGCGTACATTAGTTTTTTATACTTAGATAACTTTGACTGGGATTGGCACCCTGAGTCTACAGAAGGCTTTGTAATCGAACAGCAAAAAAGGTATAAAGAACTAGGCCACGATATGAATAATGTTAATTGCCAACGTGCTCACTTAGCACAAGCATCTTTAGCATTACCATTGATGGCAGAAAAAAGTATTATTGTATGCGATGATACATGGTTTGAACAAGGTTGGGGTGTATATTACGGCAAGTGTGGCGCAGCTGTTCCTTTGCTATTAAATGCAGGATACAAAGTTTTATACACAAAAGGTCACCACGAATACGGAACTATTTTAGGAAGAAATATAGTATGAGTTTAGAATATAAATTTGGTCCGCTAGGAGAAGATGAGTTTGCGCTTGGTACTCGTTACAAAGAGATTCAAAATCTCTTGTGGGAACACCAATGTGAAGTAACATTTACCAAGGTAGATGGAAGTGTGCGAACTATGCCTTGTACGTTAAAAGCAGAAGCATTGCCTGCACGTGATGCTGAAAAACTGCACGAAACACGATTGCTAAATCACAAGACCGTTAGTGCTTGGTGTTTAGATAAAAGTGAATGGCGAAGTTTTAGAACTGCCAATGTAACACATATTCGAGTACTTTCATAAAAAATGGGCTGTTAGGCCCATTTTTCTTTATATGCTTCCATGGCCTTTGCTCGAGCAACAGCTAGTCTAACTAACACGTAATCTGATATTTCAACATCTTCATGTACTACTTTGCCAAAATTACGTGATCGTATATTACGACCAAAAGTTACTTCATCATCTACGATAAAGTAACCATCGTCGTCTATTTCTTTACTTGCTAGCGGCTGGGGCTTTGGCGTCTGCTTTAGGTGCGTCTTTCTTAGCAGGCTCACTTTTAGCAGGCGTTGCTGGCGCAGTAGCGGCAGGGGCTGGTGCTGTAACAGCAGGTTTGGCTTCTGCTTTCTTTTCTTCTTTCTTGGCAGCAGGTGCCTGTGCAAAAGCGGTAACAGCAACGGCTGTGGCGATAAGAGCGATAAGTTGTTTCATAATAATCTCCTTGTGATTTAGAAACTGTAACAAGAACTTTCCTGCTACATATATATAACGCACTAGCCAAACATTTAGTTGACATCTAGTTCAAAATAATTTAAAATAAGCTATGACTATATCAAAAAGCCCAGACCGCCACACCTTTCAAAAAGAAGGATATGTTAAACGCTGTGAAGAAAAAGGCGAAGAGCCTAATGCCGACTATATTGAAATGTACAAATCTTGGCGCAAGCAAGATGAAGAAAATATGGTAGATCCAGAATGGCAGAAAGATAACATGGAATACGATCTACGTAAAACTGAGTGGATTCTAGAAAAAGTTCGTGGTGACGATGTTTATGCACAGAATTTGTATGCAGCGATGTGTAACAATGATTTTCAAAAGTTAGATACTTGGCCAATCTTGAAAGGTGAAACTTGGTCATGTAGTTGGAGACATGCCGGGGGTATTATTGCTGATATGCAAGAGAAGGGTGATTACATTGATTGGTATTGTTCGGGGATTCAAAACAACAATGAATACCCCGAAGAATGGTCTTCTACAGCCACTGAAGAAGAAATCAAACATGCAAAACAACAACAGGCATTTGTTCCAGAATCGGTTGTAACTGATGAAATCGCAGATGATCTACAAAAATTAGGATGGGCAATCATTGGTAACAACAATGAATTTTAATTTGGTGAAATTACCAGTTGATTTTGTTGACACAATAATGCATAATAGATACATGCTGCAGACAACAGCACACTAATAGGAGAAAAAAATGTCTTTTAATCTTGAAACTAAAACTGGTAAGGCCTTCCGTGCCTTGGTCCTCGAAGGCCAAACTTTGACAGCAGCAGAAGCTCGCAAGCGTTTTGGCATCGGCAACTTGTCAGCAGAAGCTAGCCGCATTCGTCAAGCTGGTTTTGCAATTTACGCAAACAGCCGCAAAGCAGGCAATGGCGTTCAGGTAACTGAGTACGTGCATGGCAAGCCAAGTCGTAAAGTTGTAGCCGCTGGTTACAAAGCATTGGCTATGGGTTTGGTTTAATTATCGCCCAGCAAAAAGCCCGCTAAGGCGGGCTTTTTTTTGACTAAATTTTCTGTTAAACAGCGTTATTAATTCTCGGCCAATTAATTTCATGGTCCATCCACCATTCTATTGCAAAATCTGTTTGGTCAACTAACGCGGTATGCGAAATTGTAAAATTTTCATTTAAATAATAATCAACCCAATTGTTTAATTCAGTTAATCCAGACAATTCTGCTAGTTTTGTTTTAAATTCGATATATTTTGAATAAGCATTATCAACAGTGACTACTTCACATCCTGGCGTTAACACATTAATATAATAAGATAATGTATTTGTTGACAGTCCAGTACTCGGATCTAGAGTTATTTCTGGTTTACCTTTAATAAAATGTCCAGCAAGTGCTAATATAGAAAATCCATTTGGATATTCATTGTTTGCCCCTGTTGACAACGATTGTTGTGTTACAACATTGAAATCGTGACCTCCAGGTAATGATGTAATTCCTGATTGTATATATTCGTTAGGCGACCCCACCCCGGCAGTTTTTTCTGTCGAAATAACAGTTAATGTTATAAGACTTATGTCGGTAAACAATGTCATGAAAATCTCCAAATATGTAATATATGAGTATTTATGATGTAAAAATCTTTGTTGTGTTTTTACGCGAAATAGTAAATAAACTATATGCGTAGAGTGTTTAACTTAGAGCGGGATGTACGTGGCACACACTGGATGATTGATAAAATCCGGTGTAAAGAGATTTATGCTCAAAATTTATACGCCGCACTCTGCAACAACGAATTTGCCCCAAAAGACATGTGGGCTATTTTAAAGAATTTAAAATGGAACTGCACGTGGAGTTATGCTGCTAATATCATTTCCGAAATTCGTGAAGATGATAGTTATTCTGATTGGTACTGCTCGGGTTCAGGATTTACTGGAACAGACTTTGCAGGATTTGTAGAAGAAAGCTATGTTACCACTGAAATACGATCCGACTTAGAAACAGTAGGTTGGATTATTTTAACAAACTATTCGATAGAATAACCATTGACTTTATGAGTAATAATCCGTATACTTTTGATATGACAACAACAACTATTGACCTTTCCGGCGCCGACGATATTATTACTATTACTGACCCAGATCCAATCTTTGACAATATTATGTGGTCCGCGTCTACCGTTGGACCGGCTGGGGGTTCAGTTTACACCACAAATGGTACCGGTGGATACAGTTGGGCTGCTACTAACCCAATGACTGTTAAACAAAGTGGTACAATTGAATTACGCGGCGAAGATGCTGACATCAACATCAATGGCGAAAGCCTGATGTCTACTCTCAAAGAAATCCGTGATCATTTGCGTATTCCTGATCGGCTTGATCGAAATCCCGAGCTTGAATCCGAATTTGAGGAACTTCGAACTCTTGGCGAACAATATCGGGAAATGGAAGCCAAGTACAAATCCCACAAAAAAGTATTTGATATACTCAAAAGAGAAGACTGATAATTCATTCTATGTTATAATAACTGTATGACGAATACTGTTATTTTTAACGGCTCTGGTGTTCATGACGCCATCCAATGGTGTGACAAAGAAATAGGCATAACCAATTACGAGCTTGACAATATGTTTCCAAGTTTTAATTGGTTATTTAAATTTCAAAAACCCGAACACGCAACTCACTTTGCATTAAAATGGCTATAACTATACGAGTACCCTGGGACTATCCCGGAAACAATCTTATTACCTGGAATGAAGTATGTGCTTGGTGCATAGAGCATTTCGGACTCCCAGGTGAAAACTTTACAACACACCCAACAGAAGATTACATGGACTTTGTTTTCAACGATGAAAACAATGCACTAATGTTTCAACTATATTCAGGCGGCATAAGAAAAGATGAACCCGAGCTTACTGTGGAATTTGTTAACTCAATGATCAATGGCTAAATGTCGAGTTCTACTGCATTCCATGCTAATGGGCGACTGTGAGGATCCTTATTTGTATGCCGCAGATCCTATTTTGCAATGGCAAGACACAGAAAAAGGTCGTTGGTGTATGGCTCATGTAACTGAGCAGGCAGAATTTCATGTCATCCCAGATCCGTATTCTCTTGGATTTAGAATTGATCTAACAGGTTGGTTAGAAGAAGCAGACATTACCTACTTTAAATTGCGTTGGCAATGACAACGTTAATCATTGATCTTAAAGATTGGGAACCAATCCGTCAACGTATCCGCGAAGATTTTGGAGACAGTATGATTCTACTCAGTTTCAAAATGAAACGAGAGTTGGGTTTTACTGTGCGTAGACACACATATTGGGATTACGATCGAATTGAATCAATTGAAGATATTCGGTTAGACTTTGAAGAAGAGTTGCAGGCAGTTTGGTTTCGGTTAAAGTATTTGTAACAGTCATTGACTGGTAAACCATTTCACTGTATAATATAAGTATATTAAAGGAACATCAATGGCACAGCATAGTTATTATTGGAGTTGCAGTCCATTTGCAGACTGGATTCGCGGCACCCCAAAAAAAGGTGCTCTTACCGCGGATGGATGGCATGAATGGGAAACTGAGGCCAAACGCTATCATCCTGTTCGCTACTGGATCGCCGAAGAAGCCATAGACCATATTCAAGATTTTGTTACCTACCCTATAAGGAAAATTTATGACCTCAAATATTATATCAACAATCGTTTTGTTACTCGCACTCATAGCCTTACTGCAAACGCCCGTGATATCAAACCGGGTCAGTGGTGTGATGTTGGCAATAGGTTTTTGCCTTGCCTCTTTAATGAGTTGGTTGATTTTGTAGAAGTTGAACTAGCATGGTGGCACATTGCATGGGATGACAAAGCACGTGCCAAATATCGGGCACCATTTTGGGCCACAGGCTGGTTCCGCTGGCGTACATGGCGTAATGCCGAATGTGGACTTGAAAATTTAGAATGGCAACGTCAACTTCGGTGGACAGAAAATGAAGTTGGTGCAGACTCTACGGAACTTGGCAAGCTGACTCCACAAGCAATTAAGGCACAGGAAATCTTAGATTTATATAAATGGTGGACTGAAGTTTATCCTGCCCGCCCTGAACCATACGAAGCCAGTGGGTGGTCTGACTACTGTGAAGCTAAACGTAATCTCAATGATGGGCGTTTGTTTGGTAGTAAAGAAACACCTGAGCTTAAAAAAGAAGGTACCAGAGCTCTTAAACTCAGTACTAAAATTGAACAGCAATATGAAAAAGAAGACGAAGCAATGATGATTCGTTTGATTAAAATACGTCAAGGACTATGGACTTAACATGCGTGTAAATGTAGTATCAGATCTGCACATCGATTTTGCAGACTTAGAATTGCCCGGCGGCGATGTTCTAATTCTGTCAGGTGATGTATGTGAAGCTAAAAGTATCAAAAAGGCCATGTACAATCCCAACATGGTCTTGCTTGAACATGAACGCAAGGATGCCCGACCCGATCGTTACTTTCGCTTCTTAGAAGAAGAATGTGCGGCCAAATATCGTCACGTGATTTATGTCATGGGTAACCATGAACATTATGGTTTTCAATATCATAAAACATACAATCATATCAAGGAACAATTGCCAGACAACATCTACATTCTGGAAAACGAAGTCAAGGAAATCGATGGTGTGTTATTCCTGGGTGCAACACTATGGACTGACATGAATAATCACGACACCATTACTTTGTATCACATGAAGTCTATGATGAATGACTATCGTCAGATTACTATGTTTAATGAATCAAATGGTGCTTACCATAAATTACAACCTGAAAAGACTGTGAGTGAGCACGTTAAGACCAAGCAGTATTTCCAACAACAGTTAAGCGAAAACCGTATGACTGGTGCTAACAAGCCTGTGGTCGTAGTAACTCATCACAGCCCCAGCAAATTAAGTACTCATCCACACTATGCCGATGATACCATTATGAACGGTGCATACAGCAGTGATCTCAGTGAGTTTATTTTAGACAACCCAGAAATTCGAGTTTGGACTCACGGTCACACACATCACAACTTTGATTATATGATTGGTGATACTCGTATCATTTGTAACCCACGTGGTTATAAAGGCTACGAACAGCAGGCTGAGGAGTTTGATCCCACAATTGGTTTTGATATTTAAGGAAACATATGGATTTCGTCATTGAATTTATTGAGTTTATGTTAATGGGTGCATTTTGGTATTGGGTAATACAATTAGTATCACAATTTCTTTTAAGTAGACATAACGAAAAACGTGTCCAGGTAAGGGAAATTGTTGAAGAAATGTCCAATTTGGTACATAATATTCACGAAGAAACACACGACGATATCAAGTATTGGTACGATCGAGAAGATAACTCATTCTTAGCACAGGGACGTGATTATAATGAAATTGTTAACGTCCTAAAAAAACGTTTCCCTAATCATTTATTTCTATTAAATGAAAATCAATTATTAGCTGGACCGGATTTCAAAGTAATAGAAATCAGCGAAGAATCAATCGAACGCATTGTGGTACAAAGATTTAAGTAATTGACACATAATTCATTTCAGTGTATACTACATACTATGACAATGCACTTAGCCCATCCTGCCCTTAGTACCACCGGCAAAAAACGTGGTAAACAAAAGTATGCATCTGCTGAGCATGCACGTCGGGCCAGAGAGCTCGATGATGCATGGAAAGATATGCAAAAGAAATGGGGTGTTGATGCAGACGAAAAGCGACGTCAACGTGCGCTTGCGGCTGAGCCCTTGACATACAAGTTGTCAACACCTATTGGACGTAGCAATACGCACAACATTCCTAGCCTTGTGACTCCGGGTTCGTCAACGGCGTCGGTACACAAGGTTTATACTGGCACCAAGGTCAAAGGCATCGCTACCATGCACAAGTCTAACGCTGTGCCTGTGTTTAGTGATGAAGAGGCTGTGGAAATCTCCCGCATGCGTCGTGGTTAATTCTCCCTATACAGAAAGGCATACTTATGAGTCGACACTTATCTTATCTTAGCCCTGAACGAAATCTAGAACACGAGACCTTTATCGAAATGCCCAAGCGGGCGCCAGCATCTCGTTGGTTGGTAAACCAGTTTGGCCGGATGTGGCATCCTCTGGACTATCCCGAAGGACGATGGATCATGGCCTGGGCTGGCCGCAACGGCAACTTTACGGACCTAACCAATTTTGACAAGTATCAAGTTTACTTTGCAGATCAGCAAGACTTGGGTGCTTTTAAGGCGGCCTTCCCGTGAGATTAAGTACAGAGACTGATCGTAGTGGCTGTCACTACTACACAGCCAAACCTGGCACAACCAGGCCTTGGAAAGAAATTGTAGCGTGGTGTGCTCGGGAATACGGACCTGCAGGCGGTCCGAATAGTCGATGGGCCAGGAACGACATAGTTAAAGGTGGCAAGCTGTGGTTCAAGGATGAACAAGATTTTGTATGGTTCACGTTAAAATGGGCATGATGAAGCAATAGAGATAAGTAAAATGCGTAGATAATGAAAGGACGCATAAAACACATTTATGAGTAAAGAAGACCTAATTAGGATGGCAGGAAAAGTTGACGAGGTTCTGCCAAATGCAATGTTCAGAGTAACATTAGAAAATGCACACATGATTACTGCCACAATTGGTGGCAGACTCAGACAAAATAATATACGTATATTACTAGGTGACCGCGTTGAAGTTGAAATGTCACCATACGACATGTCCAAGGGCAGGGTCGTATATCGTGCTAAATAGTAATATGGAAATCCGTAACACCTTAGACTTACTTGAAGCAAAGAACAGAACTGAGTTAGAGCAAATAAAATTGCCTTACTCTGCTACTGCATTGGCTCCCGTGATGAGTAAGCAAACCATAGATTATCACTTTGGTAAGCTGTATAAAGGTTATGTTGATCGTTACAACAAAGGTGAGGGCGATGCCGCATTCAATGAAGCAGGCGCTTATCTACACGGTATATTCTTTTCACAATTAAAAAGTCCCGCAGGGCGAGCTCCTAAAGGCACAATACTTACCCTCATACAACGAAATCATAAAAATTTTGTAGATTTTAAAAAAGCCTTCAAAGAAGAGGCAATGAAAATCCAAGGGTCGGGTTGGATTTATCTAAGCAAGAGTGGTCAAATCAAAACTATCAAGAATCATGCAAAGCGTACAGATATTGCATTGTTAGTTGATATGTGGGAACATGCTTTTAATTTGGACTACGGTTCAAATAAAGCAAAGTATTTAGACAGCATTTGGCGTCTAATGGATTGGGATGCAATTAACAGAAGATTATAATGCAGGATAATCAGTCCAACATTGGCGTCAGACATCATAATTATATTTTTAGAAATCAAACATTATTTTGGTCTGGATCGGATAGTCGTGATAGATTTGATGAAAATTGCAAAAATCCTGCAAAATTACAAGTATTAACAAGATTGGGTTGGTTATCCCCTGAATGTATAACTTACACATACAACAGTCACGGATTCAGAGATGATGAATTTGATGACAGGAGTTGTGGTATAGCCATTGGGTGCAGTTTTACCGAAGGCGTAGGAATTCCACAACAAACTGTGTGGCCTAGAGTATTAGGAAAATTATCCAACACTTATGTTTGGAATTTAGGTGTAGGCGGAAGTAGTTTAGATACATGTTTTAGATTATTAGATCATTGGTTACCAATACTTAAACCTAGATTTGTGGTTTTATGTTTACCGCCACTGAATCGTGTTGAAGTGTTTGATCACCATAACCCGGTTAGTATTCTTCCTAATCAACAAAATAATGGGCATCTTAATACGTATTATAAAGTATGGACAACCAATGATGCTAATGCCACAGTGACAAAAAGAAAGAATCTATTGGCTATGCAACAATTATGCGATCAAGTCCAAATACCATTTTGTTATTTAGATAGTTCTGCAATGAAAAAACAACCGTGGGCTAGAGATCTAGCCCATTTTGGGGTTGAATCTAACGCAGAATTTGCTGAACAAATATATAACTTATTACCTAAGG